GTAAAGCTCATAGTTATGCCCCATCTCGCGTTGTGCTGCGGTCAACAATTCTCTTGAGGTCTTCTTTATTGATGGCCTGTAAAGACGTGTCATAGAAATTTTGCCAAACCGGAATGCGTTCATCATTTTTCAAGAATGGCGTTGCCTCAAGCAATGAACCATACAGAATAAGCTGTGGGGCGTATTCCGTAAGCCAGTTTGTTTGTACAACGTCGCTAAGAAGGGCTGGAATTTCATAATAAAGAATCTCGGCTGGAGTGTCCTCGTTAGGTGTAGGACCAATTAGCCAGTTATTATAGTTGTAGTCAGCGTAAAATTTAGGTTGATCAGTCAGTGCCTCGTTGGGCCAGTAGCTTCTGATGTACTCATAGCTACGCGGGAACAAGAAAGTCCTGATTGCGTTCGTCGCGCCAGTTCCAAAGTTGATAGAGATAGTCCTTCTCCATCTATCCGGCTTTGGATAGACAGAAACACCAGCTTGGAAGTTTGTAGTGACGGCAACGATAAAGCCTTCAATCTTCAAGTCTGCTGAAATGCGGCGTTCAGCAAGGGTGATTAACCGTGGAATCTGTTGGTAAACAATGGGATCAACAGCAGATGAAGCACCGCGTTCCAGATAGTTCTGGATGTCGGTCTGCAATTCACTGAAGGTCATCCCGGTCTGTGAAGTCATTTTATCCAACCATTTTTGCAGAGGTCTGAGCAACCTCTGCTACGCGACGGCCCCAACCTTTTCCAAATGTACTCCAAGTGGGCAACCCTTGCAAGAAAACCAATCTGGCATCGCAAATTTTAGCTGCCAGTTCACTGGAGTCCATCTTTGCTACCGCTGCAAGTGTAGCAGGTCCGATAGCCCCATCAGCGACCACATTACAAGCAGCTTGAAGAAACTTGGCGGCGCGAGAAGGACCAGAATTAATAGCAATGTCAAAAACAGCAAAATCCACCCCATGCGGGAGGTCGTCGCAGCGGCACTTGTCCCAGTACCGCGTTTTGTAGAGCGGGGCAACATCGGAGACTGTGAGGGCTTTAATGTCATCTTTGGTTACCTCATGGCCTACCCACTCTTCCCAAACTTTCTTGGTGCATCCAAGGTTGGTAGCGCCACCGGGGTCTTTGGGATGATCAACATAGCCGCCTTCATGCTTGAGAACATGAGCAAGACATTCTTCAAAGTTCTGTTTCATGAATTACTCCTTTGGCGTCGAGTTGTAGATCATCTGGTCTTTCTTCTGTGACCCAGAAGATGAGCCAAAGTAAAAAGCCATAACCCCTGTCCATCCTGCTGACAAAGTGCCAAGCAACATAAGAAGCACTTCCGACCCGTTAAGTGGCAATCCGACAGCTAAGACATACGCAATGATACCAAAATACCCTAGCGTTACGCTTATTGCCAATGCCCGTGGAATCCAGTCTTTGACTTCCTTCTGCATATCTCTTGCTGACTTACGGTCGTCTACCGCAAGAGCCTCAAGATCAATATCAAGGCTTTTCATCTGGACACGAAAATCTGCGTCAATCTTTTTGACCGTTGCAAGTTGCTCAGGAGATGCAGAACGTAGAGCCGTTTGCAGATCGTCCTCGGAGCCATCCTCGTTGCCCAGCAACGCCTGAGACAACGCCTTTGTTGCCATACCAGCCAAAGGGCCGCCAAGGGCTGTAGCAATGCTTGGTGCAACCGAGCCAAGCAAAGGCCCAAATGTTTTAAGCAGGTCCATCATCTTTTCCTCCGGTTGATTTTGATCCCAACATAATGCCCGACAGAGTACCTGTCAGGAACGTCGCAATTGGAGCAATTAACTTGAAAAATTCCTGATCGTTTGGAGCTTGCCCGTCAATCGGCTGAACTACAAATATCAAGCTATATAGCACTGCAAAGACGGTTCCAGTCAGCGTCAGGCACAAGCTGATGCCAATGATGAACTGCAAGAGGGCGTGGAGTTCATCTTCTTTGATTCTCATCGTGCTACGGCTCCGCAAGGGTTCTGCTTGAGTGTGTCTGCGGAACAAGTCCCAGATGCGGTGCAGATGGGCGGGTTGCATTCAGCGGCATCCCAATTTTTAGGGTCTTGGCATGGATAACGGTAACGATCCTCGCATCCCGCCAGAACTAAAACTGCAATTGCCATCAGGTACTTCATTTGTGCGCCGTGAAGTAAACAAAGAGTGCAAGGCCAAGAGCCATAACAATGACGCCCAAGAACATCCAAGCTCCCAATATCAGTTCAGCTTGGCGTTCCTCGGCTTCCTTCTGCGCAATAGCGGCCTGACGCACGGCCTCTTTACGCATTTCCGTCACTTCCTTCTGAATTGCAATCCACGCTTGTTGACCGTATGCTCCTACAAACAGGTTTTTGGTGTCAAGTTGAAGCTGCTGAGCCTTAGCTCTCAAAGCGTATAGTTTAATTGCTTCAGCCTCGTATTCAGCTTGGCTCTGGAATAGTTTCTTTTTCCTGTTACCAGAGGTCAATTGCGTTATCTGCGCAATCCTTGCAAACAGACTTCCCACGCGCTCCACCACGTCGATGGCCTCATGGCCAGCGTCGGTCGCTGACTTAATCCCATTATAGAGAGCCGTTGCGCCTGCCAGCAGCGTAAAGGGGTCCATTTACTTGTCCGCTTTGTTTTCAAGCCGCTCAAATATTTGGCGGCAAATGTCTTTCAACTCTTTGACGCCTTCTTGAAACTCATCTTTGCGGATATAATGTGACGGTAGCGCGACCTCAATAATGTGAAGGTCTTTCCGTAAATCTTTTACCGCACCCCAAAGCTCACGGGCTAACCATCCCATCCCTGCAAGGATGATAGCACCGCCAAGATTAATTAGGGTCTGCGTGTCCATTACGCCCATGTTCCTACGTTGACGTTAGCCCCAGATGCACCGATTGGGTAGATCAAGAAGTAGCTATTTGCCATAGTGCTGTACGCACCGCCGGGAGCGGCAGAGAGCGTGTACTGAGGTGTAAATGTACCGCCGCTATTGATACTGACAATACCTTTAATGCTTATAAAAGCTGTAACCGCCGCAGTAGCGTTTGCGCCAGTTACTACAAGATTTGCAGCAGAAGCAGAAGCTACCTGTGAAGTTCCTGCGTTGGCTCTTGTTGGAAGAACAGTAGACCCATCAAAAGAAAGACCCCCCCACAATACGCTGTTAAGTGTTGCAGACCCGCCATATCCAATACCAAGGGTATGAGATGTAGTGCCTGCTGTTTTGTTAAAGTAATACATGGCTTCAAAAGCATATATCGTTGAAGTGGACAACGTGACGCTAACACCAAACACGCTTTGCACTGTCGCGACGTTTGCACCCGCAAGGCTAGACTCTAACCGATAGAATTGAGCGCCGGGAATGATACCGCGCTGTGTGCCTTGCGGGGTTCCATAAAATACCTTGCCATCATATTCTATTGCACCAGCAATAGCGGTTGTCAGATTTGTTCCTGACGCAAAATCCAACGGAGCAACTGTTGTTGTTCCTGCCATCAAATTAAGTGTTGACGCTAAAGAACCTGTAAGGGTCGTCGTGCCAGCAACAGAAAAATTTTGACCAACCGCAACGCCACCACTTGTGTTTAATACCATATTAACAGTGGCAGAGTTTGGCTCTTGGATGTTGGTAGCTTTTACGGTACTCATGGTGTCACCTCAATGACTTCTTCAATAATTACTGGTTCTGTAAATTCTTTAGTAACAGGGTCATACATCCAACCAATCCCCGGACATGGATCATAGTTTGTTATGTCAACAGCAAAAGTTCCATCAGGGGGTAACCATGCACCGCCAACAACCGCTACATTTACAACGATGTTATACTCAGCATCAATAATTGCGACTTGATACGTTTCCATGTCTTGCCTCACCCAATCACGCCATCAAAAACAGTCAATATAACTCGTCCTGCGGCTCCAGCACCTGATGTCCCTGTAGTTGTCGTACCACCACCGCCACCTCCGGGCTGTACGCCAGTTCCTCCCGTACCACTAAGTGTACCAGCACCGCCATTGCCACCATATATTGATGTGCCTCCAGTACCAGAAGAGCCAGTCCCGCCACCTGCACCACCATACACAGACCAACCACCGACAGTATCAGAACCACTACTAGTACCGCCGCCGCCACCAAAAAAACCATCTCCAGCTGAGATTTGAATGGCTGTTGGAGCAGTGCCAGCTGAATCAGTTCTCCCACTACCCGATGTTATCGTTGATCTAAAAGCACTAGCACCAGTCCCCCCAATACCTAATATTGCTCCGGGACGCATAGTAGCAACGCCGGAAGTTGTAGCATTTAATACACCCGCCATTAGAGGAGAGCCGCCAGAACCATTTGATCCACCGTATGCAGTAACTAACGATCCAACCGTAGTGTTTCCTCCAGCATTACCTCCACCGTTAGTTGCTCTTGCAGCACCGCCAGCACCAATGGTGATTGTTTCAGTGGCTGAAAAAGAAGATAATGGCAGCCAATATTCAACGTATGACCCACCGCCGCCGCCGTGGTTACCATTTCTTCCACCACCTTGACCAGCACCCCATGCCTGAACATGAACACGGCTACCACTCCCATACCCAGATGGCTTAGTCCAAGTAGAAGAAGCATCAAAAAGTTGGTAGTTTGCAGCTTTAGCACTTGTAACAGTAGCCCAAGATGGAGCCGCTGCCGAACCACCTGATGTTAATACCTGACCAGATGTGCCGTAGTTGGCTCCACCGATGCCGATTTGCCCTGCTGATGCAACACGCACCTGCTCAGTGCCACTAGTAGCAATGCCTACCGCATCTGCGGCAGGGAAGAATATACCCGTGTTGGTGTCAGCACCCTGCACTGCTGGAGTGGCAGCGGAGCCATCAACACCAGCTATACCTGTGGTTCCGTTAATTGTTACCGTCATGGCGTTACCTCAATAACTTCTTCAACAGGAGGATTAGGGTCTGTAAACTGTCCTGTTGCAGGGTCGTATATCCAACCCATATTGACTGGTGAGTCATCTGGTAGACCAACAAGAATCGTGCCTTCAGGTGCTGGATCAACAGACGGGTCAGCCATGATCAGGTTGACAACAATGTTGTCAGAGTTTTTAACTACTGCACATCTCATTATGTGTACTCCGTAATGCGGATAAATCCTGCCCCACCTGCCCCACCAACTATTCCAGCATTACCAACATTATAAGCACCGCTACCACCGCCGCCTAATGTTCCTGCTTCTTGCCCAGATGAGCGTCTTCCTGCACCGCCGCCGCCAAAAAACGTACTGCCGCCATTGCCTGATTGTCTGTTATTAGCAGCAGTATTAAACTGACTACCACCTTGTCCCGGAGAACCTTTTTGATTTATATCTCCATTTGAAGCAGAACCGCCAACCCCACCACCGCCCGTACTATCTACTGCTCCGTCCGCACCAGCACCACCCGTAGAAGTTAGTACGGTTGCACCAACTGTAAATGTTGAAGTCCCACCAGTACTGCCATTCCCACCTCCGGCTGCCGCGCCACCCGCTCCACCACTACCAATTGCGTAAGCATATGGTGTAGATGAAGAAACAGAAAAATATTTTGCTGCATACGCCCCTGCCCCACCACCACCACCTGTCGATATGGCAGTTACCGTACCAGCGTCAGCACCACCACCACCACCGCCGCCACCAACAACCTCAACATAAATTGCCGTGCAACCTGCTGGTGTCGTGTAAGACGTGCCAGATGTCAGGACTTGTGGAGCGCGGAGAAGCATCCCAGAAATACCAACAGGTGTTCCCGTAATTGTTGGGCTGCTCAATGTCTTATTTGTTAGCGTCTGAGTAGCCGCTAGACCTACAAGCGTGTCAGTCACAGCAGGAAGCGTAAGAGTGTTGGTTCCGGCAATGGCAGGGGCGTCTATTGTTATTGACCCAGATGTATCGCCATTAAGTTTGAGAGATGCCATTAGACAATGCTCCATGTGCTACCAGATGGGACAGTGACGGTAACGCCGCTATTCACTGTTACTGGGCCAAATGTTCCGGCGTTTTTATCAGTTGTGATTGTATAATTAGCCGTGACTGTCAGATCGTTCTCAAAGAAAACCTTATCACTACTCGCACCAGTCGGTTGCGGAGGATTGGGGAGTATATCCAGATAGCCGTATGTAGACATATCAATCCCCTATTAGGTGATATTCAAGACTGAGGCAATAACATCAGCTGAAGTTGCGGCAGAAGTTAAGACCTTGAGAGCGTCACCAGTGGTCAAGACAACCTTCTGGTCGCCGCCAACAGCAACAAATGATCTTCCAACCGGAACACCCGCTCCCTTGACGATATAGTAATCCACCGCAGATCGAGTGAAGTAGATATCGCAAGTGATCGAGGATGCACTGGTATTGGCGACTGTGAGGCCAATAACCGTAGTCTGAGTGGCAGAAGCAACAGTTACCAACGTGGAGGCAGAAGTGCCTACGTTCTTTGCTACATAGGAAGTAAAGGTATTGGCCATGTCAATGGTTCCTTGTTTTGCGGATATTACCCTTTATGGGATAGATATTCAATGCTTACAAATCCTGTTCATGTACTCAACCAAGAGCGATTGCCATTGCTACTGCCGTTCCAGCTGGATCGACCTGCAAGTTAGTTTGAGCAGCTGCTATCGTAGTTGCCCCCGTTCCACCAAATGCAACACCTATTGTACCAGCCCATGACGGGATGCCTGCTGCAAGAGTTAAAGGAGCGCCGTTTGTTCCAACTGGTAGTTTTGCAAGAGTGTTTGCTCCTGACGCATACAGGATATCACCAGTTGTGTATGTGGTCAGCCCTGTCCCGCCGTACACCGGGTCAATAGCTGTAGCGTTCCATGTTCCTGCCGTTACCGTTCCA